AAACACGTAAACAGACTGATTAGTTGGCAACGTTAGCAGGTAGAACGCGTTAATTTCCGAATACACAGCCTTAATATTAGCCAGCGTCTCGCCAGCAACAATACCCATCAAGTCGTTTCGCACGTTCTTGCTGATGTCGCGGAATGGCGCAGACTTCTCCTGAATTGTGCGCATCAATGAACGCACGCCGCTGTTAGATAGGAAGAAGACGTCAGTCGCGGTGCCTTGGATTGAGTCGCGGGAGATGCAGCCAATGCCGACCACCGTATCGTTTAGCGACATCGTTGAAGGCGTTGTTGCACCCTGGTAAACCAATATCTGGCGCTTACCAAAGATGATCAGAAAATTGTTATGCGCAGCTAGGCCGACAATCTCGTCGGGTCCTGCAGGCCATACATTGTTCACGTTCAGCGTGCCGGAGGTGCCGCCCGTGTAGATGTGGCCCGACAGTAAGTCAGAGAACGTCAGGGTTTGCTTGTCCGATGCAGTGTTCGCAATCCACAGACGACCGTAGGCTGAGATGCAAATATTGCCAGATGGCACCGTGCCGGCGTAGCCTGTTTTCTCACTGACGCGGCGGTACGTGGTAGTGCTAACCGCCGGGTCGTAAATCAGTGGATCATGACCCGTTTGGAAGAAATAGGTAATACCGTTAAGCGACGCGCACTGCCAATTATTGGCTGTGATTGTAGGGGCCGTACCTCCTCCCCCGTAGGTCAGCTCGACAACTGCATTGCTGCCATCGAGTTTGAAAATCTTGTTGTTGCCGGCAAACAGGATCGTGTATGTACCATCTGCTTGCACCAGCTCATGGATGACGCCGGGGTCGTTGGCGCCTAGATTGCCAGAGCTGCTGTTGACCTTGGCCCAGCCCTTACGTGCGCCTACCCGGCCATACTGATCGATAATGCAATTTGTCGCCACCAAAGCAAACCCCGCGTTCAAATCAAGCGGCGAATCTTGGGTGTTCAGGCCGTAAAAGCCTGGCGCCGAGATCATATCGATGCGCAGTGGCTGGCTCATGAGGGGTAGAACTCCTGCATTTCTGGGAACCGCGTGGCTTCCAAAGCAATGTAATCCGACAGCATGGTTTTATACAGCGCGTAGGCTTCTGAGGAATTCAAACCGCCGTCTTCGCCGCGCTCAACCAAAGCTCTTGCGTAAGCATTCTGCGCCACCAGCACGTCTGGTACCAACACCGATGTCGAGTCCGCCGACAGCGTGGCTTGCGGAATAGTCAGGAAAAACTTGATGGTGTAGACGCCATTGGGGCGGCCCCACAGCTGCACCTTGGCGTCGCCACCGCCGTCCACGCCTTCAAAGCAATATTCGGTAGGCACCGCAGTAACGGTCGGCTGCAGGTTCTGTTTGTGACGCATCTCGCCCACAGGAATGACTTCCATGACGACATTGCTGGTGGTGTTCAATGGATCACTGCTGACACGGAATTTTTGGCCTGCGCCGGTCAACGAATACTCGTAAACGCTGCCGGAGGTCGTAATGGTAATTTCTTGGCCCAGCGCGTTCCAATCGTAGGCATCCTCGATCTGGCGCTTAGCGTCATTGACGAATTTACCGATGAGCGACGAATAATTAGTCAGGCTGACCGTAGTGACGGTCTGCTCTCGCAATCGGAGTAGCACATCGTTGACGAGTTCTAAGTAGGTCATTTGCTTTTCGCCTTATTCCTTGCGGATATAGCTTTAGCTTTTACCTTTGCATCTGCCTTGGATGTAGCGCCCCAAGCGTTTAAGGACAACAGCAGCCGGGTGGGCTTACCGTCTACACGCTCTGGACCGGGCATATTGCCCATCCTGGCAAGAAAAGAAGCTCGTCGTGGGTTATCGCCGGATTTCACCGGCGCTTTGAGGTTGCCCCCAGTTGCTGCATTATAAGACTCCCGGCCTTTGGCATTCAAGCCGCCTTTTGCATTTTGACCGGCTTTTCTTTGCCAAGCGGGTGTTTTCATTTCTTCCTCGCTGCCCTCATGTTGTCTATCAAATTCGGGTAGGGCCGTCCAGCTGCCTTGGCCATACGCTTAGCCGACGCCTTTTTCGCTGGGGTTAAGGGCTTAGACTCACCCAACTTTTTAGGCCGTTTGGCCTCCCAGACCGGTTTCACTTCTTGGCCTTTTTCTTGGCCATGCCAGCCTCCGACAGAGCGATCGCAATCGCCTGTTTGCGGGATTTGACTATGGGGCCGCCTTTGCCAGAGTGCAAACCGCCGGCCTTGTATTCCGACATGACTTTGCCAACCTTCTTTTGACCTTTGCTCATTTTCATGATCATTCCTTTGTGATGGGACCGCCGGATTTCCACGCGTCGCAGGTACGGTTAGACGCGCAGGTGAACTGAAATAAGTCGCAGTAGCCCAGATCGGCAGCAGCGACAAACTCTTCATCGTAAGACAACTCATTCTTGCCTTCGTCTTTTTCCAAACCCCCAATGATGCACTGCATCATAGCTGGCGTCTGGATAAAAGCCGCGCAGTTACCGCATCGCATACTCTTTACTTCTGATGTCGGCGCGTTATACATCTTAGCCTTTTTCAGCCAGAAATACTCGTTGGGTGTATTCGGGTCAGGCGGTCCGTAACCATACTCTTTGAACGCATGGTTGCGGTTCTTCAAGTTAACAGACACATCCTGGGTAGATACAGGACATGTTTTGCCACTTAGTAGGCCCGTTTTCATCTAAAAAACACCCTATCCGCAACAAAAGTCAGCACCCCGCCCAAAGCGGATGCGATCGTCATGCCCATCCAAAAGCCGCCTTTGGACTTATTGGCCATTTCTAGCAGTTGCTTGACATCATTGCGCAGCGCATGAATCTCAGACTGCATGAGTTCTACTTGCGCTTCCAATTTGCCAAACTCTCTTGGGTCAATTTCCGACATTTTCCATCTTCCTTGGCCGCCCCTGCCGTTTTGCTGGCGGGGATAGGGTTACCAAATGAGCTTCTTCGCTGTGCGTATCCTCGGGCACATCGACGCGGATATAGCCTTGATGGCCCTTCATGCTGTCGATATCGTGCTGCAAAGTAAACGTGACCGTCTGGCCACTGGATAGACACTTAAAAGTTGCCATGAAACCTCCTGATGGCAAGACGGGGGCCAAAGCCCCCGGCTTTTATGCCAATGAACGTGCTACAACAATGCGCAGTGTGGCCGAGGCCAAATCCACTGTGCTGCCAGACTCGTTTTGCAAGCGGAATTTGACAGTATTGGCTGCGCTGACATAACCAGTGACAGTGATACCTACCAAATCCACGCCCAACGAGGCGCCAATTACCATGTCGCCCAGCGCAACGCCAGGAACAGTAACGTCGTCAGTCTCGCCCGCACCGTCAACCAGCGAACCGGCATCCAGTGTGGCTCTGACTAGCCATGTGTTAGAGAAAAGACCGCGAAACTGGTCATTACCAGCGCGGACTGTTACGGAAGATGCAGTTGCCATGATGTTCTCCTAATTAGGTTAAAAACCCCCGGCCAAAGCCGGGGAATTTAATTAGGCTGGAACAGCCAGTGCAAAGGCCGAGGACGATGTCGCAGCACCGGTGGTAGCAGCAGTACGTACTGCCTTAACACCGTAGAGCATGTCGGAGGTGAACAGCGTGCCCAGATATTCCTGCTTGTACTGGGTCTGCGAACGAACACCCATTTGCTCAACCAGCACCATCGCTTCTTTGTGGCCCATCAGGCAGATACGGTCAGCGCCCGAACTACCAGCACCGAAGTCGGCGTTGGAAGTAACAAACACGGGGATGCCGTACAGGTTGCCGATTTCGCCGTTACGGATGGCGCTGCCGTCACCGACAAATGCTTGTTCGGTGTAACGAGCCAGACCCATCAGAGTGTTACGGCTGGATGGTGGGATGATAAAGAAACGGCCATCCATCGGAGTATCGTTGTCATCCAGACGCTGGATGGTACGACGGATTGCAGCGTCAGTCAGCGCAGCAGCATTGGAGCTGGTGCTGTTATACGCAGTCGTACCGTCCGAGCCGATATAGGCTTTGGTGGTGGTGTTGCTAGTAGCGTAGTCGTTGGTGCCAACGGTTGCGCCATTGAACGCACGGCCAAGCTGGATCAGATCGGTGTCTACCTGACGAGCCAGTGCATAACCAGCGTCACTAGTGTAGAACTGACGCAGCGAGTTCAGGGCCTGGGCTTCGACGATGTCTTCGATCAGGCGGCTGTACTCGTAGTGCTTGTCGATCAGAATCTGGATTTCAGATTCAGTCGCAGCGATCAGGGTAACAGCGTTGGTTGCTACTTTGGCCGAGGCGCTGCCACGGGTTGGTGCTGGAACGTGGACGGTGTCGCCTTTCTTGCCACGGAAATTCATCTTTGTGACCAAATTGGCCAAGACAAGGTTCTTTTTGTACGACGCAACAATTTCATCACTCCAAATCTCTGGAATGAACGTTGCTGCGGTTGTTGTTGTTACGCTATTTGCTGGGCTAAATGCGGTTGCCATGTCTAACTCCTAAAGTCAAAAGTAAATTATTTGACCCGGCCCTCTGCATACGCCGCCATAATTTCCTCGGACAGCGCGTCATATCGAGCTGGATCGGTCATTTTCAGCCGAATAAGGTCAGCTCTGCGGTAGACGCGTTTCGAACTCTCCCCGGTACCCCCCGTGTCCACTTGCGCTGCTTTTAGCGACTGCTGGCGAGCTTCCTTACCGGATTGCTCGACCTGCTTTTGCTTAATGCCACGCAACTGCTTGTAGGTGGTCAGCAATTCATTGGCCGCATCGAAGTCAAACTGCGCATCGGCTCTGGCGTAGAGTTCGAGTCGTACCTGAGACGATTTAATCCATGTCTCAAAGTCCTTGTCGGCCCCGATTTCCATGAAATCTGGGTGTTCTTGCGCCAGACGCTGCTGAGTTTGCATCCGTTTGAACTCGATACCCGCCTGGCGGGCAGCGACAACATCAGGATGTGTCTCAACGGTCTTCTGAATCGCCTTTTTAGGGTCATCAAAAAAGTCTACTTCAGGCTCTACCTGCTCAACAGGTTGAGATTTTGACGAGAGATTCTGCTTAATCAGCTCATCGGCAAGTTTTCGCACTTCCCCGACTTCCTGCGCCTGCCGTCCAATGACCTTTTCGGCCTCTTGGTGCATCTTGACAATGTCCTCGATCGACTTGCCGCGATAGCGGTCAGGTAGTTCTGGGACTTGTGGCGCTGCTAGTTCAGGTAGTTTTGCTTCCTCTGCCTCTAACTCACTAGGCATCTCTGGTTCTTGGTCAATCAACATGTCGAAGTTCCTTTTCCTGCCATCTTTTGGTTCTCAGGATTAAACATGAACAGGGCATTTCTGCTTATCTGTTCGCCTTCTGCTCGGATTTTAGCTTGTCTCGGTGGCTTTTATCAAACTTTGCGTGAGCTGTAGGAAACGCTCCCGACCACCCTTCCAATTTAAACGCCGGCGCAGATATGGTGCGGCTGGCCGTCTTGCCGCAATTACAACGAACGAGTTTATCCTCATATTCGGTAAACCGTTCGATGCGTTCTCCGCTTTCGCAGAGAAATTCAAACATCTTTCTCATTGAGTGCCTCGTATGCCTCTTCGCTGACCTGTTTCAAGGTTTTCAGCCAATTTAGAATAGATAACTCACCCTTCTTAAATTGTAAATCTTTTTCGTCCTGGATTGTAGCGACGTTGTTTAAAGACGTTATCATTAAGTCAATATCTTCCAGCAGATCGCGCCAGCCCTGGTGGGTCATCATGGCGAACCGATCTTCGTAATAGCGCTGCAGTTCAGGCGTCATTTAAACCCCCCAGAGCTGCTTTAATCTCGTCAGGTGTTGCTGCTGCGTCAATCTGTGTCTGGATAGCTGCGTATTTCTCGCGGATAGTCTGACGAGCAGTCTCAGCACCTTCTACTGCACCCGGTATTTGCTTGGCTATAGCTTCGTCGTAAGGCTTGAATTCCTCAGCACGAGCAGCACGACGCATATCGTGACCAATGTTCTT